CCGTGGTTTCCTCATGCGTGCGCGCCGCAGAAATCTGACACCGTTTTTGAAAGCCAATCGCAATGGGCCGAAAACCGAAACCAACCGCCATCAAGATTCTGGAAGGCACCCAACGCGGCCCGGCCAAACGCGAACCGTCCGCGCCGCCCGGCACGCCGCCGATGCCGGAACGCCTGGCCGTTGAGCCGATTGCGGTGGCCAAGTGGCACGAACTCGTTGACATCCTTGCCAGTATGGGAGTGCTGACCACGGGCGACGGCGAAGCGTTGGCCACGCTGTGCGAAGTCCACGCAGCTGCTCAAGCCTGCCTGCTTGAGCTCAGGGCCAGCGGCCCAACAATCAAAACGGATCTCGGTGGCGTAAAACCGAATCCCGCCGGCAGTCTGTATCGCGGGCTCGTCGTGTTGCAGGCCAGTCTGATGGGTGACTTTGGGCTGACACCGAGCAGCAGGGTGCGACTTGGGACGAAAGCCGAAACGCCCAAAGACGATCTTGAAGCGTTCTTTGCCTCAGAAGGTGCCTAGTCTTTCGCCGGCTGGCGAGGCTAAGTACCGACGAGTGGTGCGGTTCTTTGAGGGTGTGCTGCGTCACTCAAAAGGACAGCACGCAGGCGAGCGATTCACGCTACTGCCGTGGCAGCACGACATTTTCCGCGAGCTCTTCGGCAGGCTGAAACCCGATGGCATGCGGCAGCGCCGAGTGGCCTACATTGAGGTGCCGAAGAAGAACGGAAAGAGCACGCTGCTTGCTGGCATCGCCCTGTACATGCTATTGGCCGACGAGGAGCCAGGGGCCGAAGTCTACGGGGCATGCACTGACCGAGAATCCGCTGGCATCATCTACAGGGAGGCCGCAGCGATGGTGCGGGCTTCGCCTGCCCTGTCCAAGGTGCTTGAGGTGGTGGACTCGCGGAAGACGATCATTCACCGGGCCAGCAACTCGTTTTACCGGGTGCTGAGTGCCGATGCGTTTCGGGCTGAAGGGCTGAACATTCACGCCCTGCTCTTTGACGAGCTCCACGCCCAACGCGATCGCCGCCTGTGGGACGCGCTCAGGTACGGCGGTGCTTCCCGCCGGCAGCCGCTGCTGCTGTCCATCACCACGGCCGGGGAGTTGGACCGCAAGGCTCTGTGGTGGGAACAGCGAACGTATGCCGAGCGGTGCAAGGCAGACCCAAAGCTAGACCCGGCCTTCTTCGGCTGTGTGTTCAAGGCCGACGAAGCCGATGACCCTTTTGCAGAGGCGACGTGGCACAAGGCTAACCCGTCGCTGGGGCACACCATCACGCTGGAGTCATTTGCGGCAGACGCACTAGAAGCCAAGAACAGTCCTTCAAAACTCAATTCTTTCTTGAGATATCGGCTTGACGTGGCCACGGCGTCAGACGTGCGATGGATTCTGCCCGACAAGTGGGCTGCGTGCGGCGGCGAGTTGCGACCACTCGACGGCCGCCAGGCGTACGTTGGACTGGACTTGTCGAGCACCACGGACCTGACCTGCGCCGTGTATCTCTTTCCTGACGATGATGGCACCTTTGACGTGCTGCCATTCTTTTGGGCTGCTTCCGAGAACGCCCAAGGCCGGGCACACCGGGATAAGGTGCCCTATCTGGACTGGGCCAAAGAACGCAACGAGTACGGGCCGCTGCTACGGCTCACGGACGGCAATGCCACCGACTACGACACCGTGCGGAGAGACATCAACGAAATCAGCAAGCGTTTCGTGATTCGGCAGATGGGAATTGATCCCTGGAATGCCCAACACGTCGCCCAGCAACTGCAAGCAGACGGCTATGACATCGTAGCCTTTAGGCAGGGCTTCGGCTCAATGTCGAGCCCAGCCAAGTTCTTGGAGACGTTGGTTCTCGGAGGCAAGCTGCGGCACGCCAATAACCAACTTCTCGGATGGATGGCCAATAACGTCGCCATTGAGATGAACCACGCCGGCGACATTAAGTTGAGCAAGAGCAAGAGCACCGAACGCATTGACGGCATGGTGGCACTCGTGGAAGCAGTTGGCCTGTGGCAGACGGCAACCGCACCGAAGCCAGAACAAACCTGGGACATCCACACGATATGATCGCCAACGCCGAGACGCCCGAGAAGTCGTACCGCATCATTGATCTGCGTGGCTCGTACGGCGACGGGTGGAGCGAGTCACCTGCTCGAGGCCCGGCCGGGGTTCGCATCACGCCTGAAACGGCGCTGATGTGCTCGGCGGTGCTGGCCTGCGTGCGGCTGATTGCCGAGAACGTGGCCACGATTCCGCTACACCTGTATCGGCGTCTGCAAGAGGGCGGCAAAGAGCGTGCCCGCGATCTGCCGCTGTATCGGATTCTTTCGCAGGCACCCAACGGCTGGCAAACGTCGTTTGAGTTTCGCGAAATGCTGACGGCCCACTGCCTGCTGTACGGCAACGCCTACGCTGAGATCCGCAGCGGTTCCGCCGGGGCTGTCACTGAGCTCTGGCCGCTGCACCCCAGCCGCATGACGGTGAAGCAGCTGGAGGACGGCACGCTGCGTTATTGCTACCGCGAGCAGAACGGCACCGAGTCTTACTACCGGCAGGATCAGATTTTCCACCTGCGGTGGCTGAGCCAAGACGGCGTGACTGGAATGCTGCCCATCACGCTCTCGCGTGACGCTATCGCCCTGGCCCAAGCCCTTGAGGCTCACGGCGGATCGTACTTCGGCAACGCCTGCCGGCTGTCGGGGCTGATGGAAAGCGACAACCCGATCACGGTTGAAACTGCCGAGCGGCTGCGTGAGCAGTTTGAGAGAATTCACAGGGGCGCTGACCGGGCTCATAGAACGGCCGTGCTGCCGCAGGGCGTGCATTGGAAGGACGTGCAGGCGTCCAACGAGGCGAGCCAGTTCCTTGAGACGCGGGCCTATCAGACGGTTGAGATTTGCCGTGCGTACCGGGTAGACCCGTCGTATGTGCAAGACAAAACCAAGGTTGGCTACGCAAGCCAGGAGCAGGCCGCCATCGACTTGGTGCAGCAGACGCTGTTGCCGTGGTTCCGCCGTTGGGAATCCGCCATCACACGCGACTTGGTGACGCAGGACGAGGTGTACTTCGCTGAGTTCGATACCCGTGGCCTGCTGCGTGGCGACTTGGCCGCCCAAGGTGCATGGCTGCAGACAATGCTCACGACCGGCATCTACAGCGTCAACGAGTGCCGCGAGGTTCTGAACATGAACCCGATTGGCCCAGAAGGCGATCAGCGGTACATGCAGATGAACTTGACCACGATGCAGGGCATCGCGGCCGATGCCAGCGTTGGTAATGCTGGCGAGCCTGCCCCGGCCGACAACCTGCCCGTGTCGTACACCGACGACTTGCTCAATGGCGTGACGCCGCCAGAAGGTGCCGTTAATCCTGTTAGCCCGGTGCCGCGTTCTGCCCCAGACGCCGTGGACGTTGGCGACTTTGTGTCGTGGAATTCGTCGGGCGGCCGTGGTCGTGGAAAGATTGACCGCGTGGTGCGCGACGGCACGATCAACGTGCCGGGCAGCAATTTCAATATTGAGGGAACTGCGGACGATCCAGCTGCGCTAATCAGCGTCTACCAAGAAGTTTCAGGCGGCTGGAAGAAGACCGACACGCAGGTAGGCCACAAGTTCTCAACGCTGACGAAGATTGACCCGCTGCCGCCCCCGCCGCCTGAAGAGAAGGCGAAGCCAAAACGTGGGAGCCGCAAGCGTGGCTAAGTACGACAACATCGACTTCACGCCACCTGATGGTGTCCGCAAGGAGGCCTCCAGAGGGCTGGCATGGCGCGACGAGTTCAACCGTGGCGGAACAGGCATTGGCGTGGCCCGTGCCCGTGACTTGTCCAACGGCACGAATATCAGCCCCGACACTGCACGCCGCATGGCGTCGTATTTCGCTCGTCATGAGGTGGACAAGAAGGGCCAAGGATTCCAGCCAAGCGAAGACGGGTTTCCCAGTGCTGGGCGTATCGCCTGGGCTCTGTGGGGCGGCGATCCCGGCCAGGCATGGGCAAACAAACTCACTCGGCAGATGGATGCCGCAGACAACGAGGGCCGAAACATGAACATTGAAATGGAACGCCGCTGCGTGGCTCTTCCGCTGACGCTCGAAACCCGAGAAGCCGGCAAGGCGTATATCGGGGGCTATGCGGCCAAGTACAACGTACGCAGCACGATGCTGGGCACGTTCCGCGAGCAGATCATGCCGGGGGCGTTTACCCGCGCTCTCAAAGAGCAGTCGCACCCGGTCGTGGCCCTGTGGAATCATGACCCCAACTACGTGCTGGGCTCAACACGCAGCGGCACGTTGACGGTGGACACCGATGACGAGGGCATGCGGTACAGCGTCGAGGTGCCAGACACGCAGTTGGGCCGGGATCTTTCCACGCTGATCGCTCGAGGTGACGTGTGGGGAAGTTCATTCGCATTCGTCATTGGCGAGGAGTCGTGGGACAAGGACGAAGATGGCACGGCCCTGCGTAGCGTGATTTCCGTGGAGGGCGTCTATGACGTTAGCCCAGTCCTGACGCCAGCGTATGAGCAGGCCACTACGGGCGTGGCGGTTCGCAGCTATGAGCGGTTTCTACAATCGCACCGACCGGCGCTGAAGCTGCCGGAACTTCGACGGGATGCGAAGTCTGAGAAGGCGATTCGTAGGTTTTTGAGGCAGCATGGCCACAAAGTCGGGTGATGTTTGCGGCCACTGCCGCTCTGCACGTCTTGGCGTGTATGCGTCTGTGGAAAAGGCGAACGTCTGCACGCGATATCTGCGGTGCCCGAACTGCCGGCACACTGCGAAGCAGTGCGTGAAGTCGTGCGAGATTCGCCGGCGCTCGTTACCTAACTAGGTAACTACTCGCAGCACGCATTCTGCAAGGAGTGCCAGCCAAGGCTCTACCGTGCGAATAGGTCACCACCTACCGCACACAGGAGCCACACACATGGCCGCCAGCAAGGTCAAAGAACTTCTCGACGAACTCGCCGCCACTCTCGCTGAGCTCGGCATGCTCGATGAAGAGGTTGCTGCTGACGAGGCTGTAGAGAACGCCGATGGCATGCCCGTTGAGGGCGAGCGATCCGCCGTCGAGGCCGTCGAGGCCCGCCAGGCCAAGTACGACGCACTGCTGGCCAAGGCTGAGCGGATCAAGGCCGCCATTGCCAAGAGCGAGGCCGCTGAGGCCCGCAAGGCTGAACTGCTCAAGGTTCTGCACCGCGCTGCACCCGTGGAGACAACCGACGTGAAGACCCGCATCGAGCCCATTTCGACCCGTGGCTACAAGCCCGGCATCTTTGAGTCGCCCGAAATGGCCCACCGCTGCGGCCAGTGGCTGAAGGCTCACTTCGGTGACCGGAACGCCCGGCAGTGGTGCTCGGACCACCTCGGCGCTGAGTACCGCGACATGGGCGGCCAGGTGAACAGCCTCGGCGGTGCCCTCGTGTTTGAGGATTTCAGCAATACGATCGTGAGGTTGGTTGAGCGCTTCGGCGTGGCAATGAATGTTTTCCAGAACGTCACCATGTCGAGCGATACCCTTCTCGTCCCGCGCAGATTGACGGGCGTGACCTCGTATTGGTTGGGAGAAAATAGCACCATCACGACGAGCGACCCGACCGCGACGATGGTGCAGCTGGTTGCCAAGAAGCTGGCGTGTGCCACGAAGGTGAGCAACGAGCTCCTAGCCGACAACGCGATTTCGGTTGCGTCGTGGCTTGCCCAGGAATACGCCACCTCGCTGTCGGGTGCGATTGACGATGCCGCGTTCAACGGCACCGGCACCAGCACCTACGGCGGCATCCGTGGCCTCGTGCAGATTGATGACGGCACGCACACCGCGTCGATTGCAACGGCAGCCACCGGCAACACGTCGATTGCGGCCCTGGACATTGACGACTACCTCGGTGCTCTGGCGAAGCTTCCCCGCTACGCCATCGGCACCTCGGCGTGGTACATGCACCCCAGCGTGTATCACAACAGCGTGCAGCGGATGATGCTGTCGAGCGGCACGGCTGGCAGCGGCACCATCGGTGCCCTGTCGGGCGGCAACACGGCTGCGAACCTCGCCCAGGGCACGCCCAACACGTTCCTTGGCCTGCCTGTGGTCTGGGTGCTCAAGATGACGGCTGCCCCCACCACTGGAACCATCGCTGCCTACGTTGGCGACCTGTCGCTGGCTGGAATCATGGCGGTCAAGTCCGACATGCAGATTGCGTCCAGCGACCAGCGCTACTTCGAACAGGATGCTACCGCATTCAGGGCTGTTCAAAGGCTCGATATCGTATGCCACTCGCTCGGCTCAACCACCGAAGCTGGCCCGGTCGTGGCTCTCAAGCTTGCCTAAACCTGACTCACCCTTCCCCGGAGAACTTTGAACCATGAACCATGCCAGCGGCAATAAGAGCGTGACGAAGGCTGCGGCGAGCGTTGCGGCTTCGGCCACGCACTCGCACGAGATCGACACGCTCGGTTTCAAGTATGCGGCCATCGACGTGGTGTTCAGCCCGTTCACGGCTGCCACCTCGTCCTACGCCAGCGTGCTGAAGGTGCAGGAGTCGGACGCCAGTGGCTCCGGCCAAGCGGACGTGTCCGGCCTTTCGGTGACGGCTGGTGCCGGCAGCACGACCGGCGCGAACGTCGGTGCTGTTGCTCGGTTCAACATTGACCTGCGTGGCCGCAAGCGGTACCTGACGGTGGTGACGAGCCCCGGCAACACGGTGGCAGTTGTCACCAATGCTCGGCTCAGCAAGGCCGAATCGTTCTCGACTGACGCCACCACGGCTGGCGTGAACAACTACGCCAGCCTCTGACGCTGGACACGCTTGATAAAACGCCCAACAGCGGGCGGCTGGGTTCGCCCGGCCGCCCGTTTGGCGTTTACCAAGGAGCACTTGTGAAGTTTCGCGTAGGCAACATTGAGCACGATCTGCGAGTCGAAGCGGCGTTCTCTGTGCCCCGCTTGGGCTTTCAAGACAACTTCTTCTGCACGATGCAGAGCCTGCTGCCGCTGAACATTCGCCCTACCAAATTCACGGGGGCATTCTGGGAGCAGTGCCTAGATCGTGTCCTGCTGGACATGATTGAACGGACTGACTGGGTTCTAGTTGTCGATTTTGACAGCGTATACGAGGCCGACACTATCCAGCGTCTGATGACGGCGGCGCTGATCAGCGGGTACGACGCTGTGGCCCCGCTGCAGACGAAGCGTGACGAGGGCGTGCCCATGTTCACGCCCGAGGGGCACGACGGCACCATTGGCATGGTGCAGCTGCCAAATGCGTGGTTTGAAGCTGTCGTTCAACCCGTCCAAACGGCCCATTTCGGCTGCACGCTTATCCGCTCGTCAGCACTCAAGCGGACGGCTGCCCCGTGGTTTCTTGGCACGCCCAGGCCAGATGGCCATTGGGGTGACGCACCGGCCGGCGAAGTGACGCGGACAGACCCGGATATTCACTTCTGGCGTCAGTTCAAGGCCGCTGGCAACACGCTGGGCATTGCCCCACAGGTGGCGATTGGCCACGCAGAACTCAAGTTCACTTGGCCGGGCCGGGATCTCAAGCCCGTCTACCAGAGCCCCAGCGACTACTGGAACAAGGGTGGCCGCAGGCCGCCCGAGGCGTGGGGCAGCATTGAGCACGGGGAGATAAGCGCATGAGAGATGATCAAGACCGTATCCGTTTCGTTCGGCCCTACCAAGCGTACAGACGCGGTGACGTGATCGTGATGGACAAGGGGCCAGCCAAGAGCCTTGTGCTGCATGGCTACGCCGTCAATCACGTCGAGGAGCAGCCCCTGCTCGAGGTGGCGACCGTTGAGCGCCGCGACGTGGAAACCGCAGACGCACCGCGCAGGAGAAAGCGCCGATGAGATACCGCAGCCTTATTCGCAGTACGGAACCCGCCAGCAACCCCGTAACGCTGGCAGAGGCCAAGCTGCACCTGCGCATTGACAACACAGACGACGATGCCCTGATTGGCAACCTTATCACGGCGGCTACCCGTTGGGCTGAGGATTATTGCGACCGGACGTTTTGTAATACGCGGTGGCAGATGCGCGTGGACTCGTTCTACGGGGCCATCGGCTCGCCGGTGCAGTTTGGCTTGAAGGCGGACGGCAACAACATTGACGGCCGCCAAGGCACCGTGCCGCAGTTGGACTTGGAGTTGCCACGCCCGCCGATGGTGACGGCCGGAACGGCCACGGCCATCACGATCACGTACACGCCCGCTGTGAGCGGCACCACGGCCACGCTGGACTCCACGTCGTACCGGGTGGACCGCCAGGCCACGCCGGGGGTTTGCCGCCCGCTGTACGGCCAGACGTGGCCCTCGCACCTTGTTGATCAGAACAGCGTCACGGTGACGTGGTGGGCTGGCTACTCGTCAGACGGCACGAGCGTGCCGGCCCCGGTGAAGTCTGCCATTCTCCTGATCGTCTCGCAACTGTGGAGCAACCGTGACGCAGCCCAAGAGGCGGCCTTGAATGAGGTTCCGTTTGGCGTCAAAGCGATGCTCAACACGCTGCGGTGGGGGAGTTATTGCTGATGATGCTTCCTGCTGGAAAAATGTGGACACGCGTGACGATTCAGCAACCGTCTCCAACGGCAAACGAGGTTGGCGAGCCGGTGCTAACGTGGTCAACCTTTGCCACCGTGTGGGCCGACGTGCAGCCGCTGTCGGCTCGGGAAACTGAGCGGTACGCCGAAGCCGTTGGATTCATGAGCCACAAGGTGCGGATTCGTTACCTCAACGGTCTCACGTCAGCCATGCGGATTGTGTACCGAAACAGGGTTCTGGAGATCGGCCAAATAACGGAACACGACAGGCTGGATTATCAGGAAATCGTCTGCACTGAAAAAAGAGACGCATCTTTCGTGCCTACTGTTCCTTCCGCTCCTGTGATTTACACGGCTAGGGATACGGAACTGATTCAATGGACAACTCCCAGTGACGGCGGCTCTGCTCTCACGGGGTACAAGCTCTACAGAAACGGCGTTCTGGTGGAGCCTGACGACCCAAACAATCCGTGGACCGAATCTAGTTCGGACACGTATGTAGTCGGTTCCGTGATGCAAGTCCGCGCCGTGAACGCCGTTGGGGATGGACCGCTTTCAGATCCGGTAACGGTGGCATAAGGAACACGCCATGAGCCTGCCCGAAGCCCCAGAAGCATTTCTGTACGCACGCCTGACGAGCCGCACGGCCGTCTCTTCGCTCATCAGCACGCGTGTGTACCCGCTGATTGCCCCACAGGGCGCGCCGCTGCCGCTCGTCGTGTACCAACGCACCGCCGTTGAGCGTCCCCAGTCGCTGGCCGGCAACGTCGGTAACCCTTTAGTGACGCTGCAGCTGACCACCTACGGCACGTCATATACGAGCGTGAAGTCAATTGCTCGAGCGGTACGCCTGGCGGTGGATGGCTGGACTGGCACGACGGCCGGCGTGACGATCCAGCGGAGCACGCTGCAGACTGAGGCCGATGGCGTGGACTTGCCAGCCGATGACCAGATGCTGCCGTACTACTCAGTAGTGCAGACGTTTGACTTCCGAATCAATGAGGCAACGTGATGGCAATGCCAGCCATAAAGTTTGAGTTCCCAGACTTTGAGGAGCTCAGAGAAGGATTCCGTCAGTTGCCGAAAGGGCTTTCTGCAATCACGCAAGGCGCAGCCGTGAAGCGTGCAATGCTTCCGGCCGTGGCAGCGTTGAAGGCAAACTCGCCAAAAGGGCCAACGGGCAACCTTGCGAGAGCGGTGAAAATTAAGTCTGTGCGTTACGCCGAAAGCGGCACTGGCGCGGCAATCGTCGGATACGTGAAGGCCGGAACCGGAAAGGCGAAAGTGGCTCAAGGCGGCAAAGTGAAAAAGGGTGCAGACAGGGCTTTCCATCAGTTCTGGATTGAGTTCGGAACCAAGGAGCGCAAAGTCAAAACACGATCAAGCCGTGGTTTTATGATTGCGTCCAGTTTTGGAAGCCTTGGGCCTTTTTCCATCCGTCGCCAAAGAATGGTGAAGGGCGGACGCAAGGTCGTGCAGGCCACGCCGAAGTACCCTAAGTCTTTTTTCAAGGCCGCCAAGGCTGGCGAGGTGCTTGTGCTGCCAGCCGTGAAGGCCCAGCACCCGGTGCGAAAGACATGGGAACAAGTCAGCCCGCAGGTGGCCGCAAGCCTTACAAAAGAACTGCGGCAAGGGCTCGTAAATGCTCAGAAACAGCTTGCAAAGTACGCCGCGAAGAAAGCCGATAAGTCCGGCAAGTAACTGCAAGGGGTGCCTATTGGTCGCCTAGTTTGTGAGTAGGGCTTTGCCGCCCAAAACTCACTAGGAGAGGCCACGATGGCGACTGATTCGCAGGGCAATACGTTCACCTTCAGCGGCAGCACGTACACCGTCACTAGCGTCACTGTCACGCCTGGCGGCGATCTGCTTGACAACTCGCACCTTGGCCTCTCCAGCGGTGCAAGTCGCACCTACCAGTCACCTGCCCTCATTGACAACGAGGTGAGCTGCGAGGCATACGGGGCCACCGCGTTAGCTATTGGCACGTCAGGCAACCTTGTGTTTGCCAGCACGACCTACACGGCAACCGTCTCAAGCTCCAGTGTTGCCTACAGCGTTGGCGAGCTCGTAAAGCAGTCGCTTACGTTCAAGGTGAAGTCGTAACGACGGGAGGCCGTCGTGGCAACTAGTTCGCAGGGCATCGGCGTCACCATCAGTGGCGACTTCGGAGACATTGACTTTGAGGAAGTCACAAGTGCGTCTATTGACGGCGTGCAAGCTGACACCGTTGAGGTCACTCCTCGCACGTCTACTGTCCGCAAGAAAAAGTTTCGGCCAGCAGACACGGACGACGGCACCGCGTCTTTCGTCATGCGCTCACGCAGTCAGATTACTGATTCCCTAGTCGGGCAGACTTGTGACTTTGTTGTGTACAAGTTTGGGTTAGGCGGGGAGCAGTATTGGAACGGCGTTGCAATCATCCAATCGCTTGCATGGCGGGCTAGTGTAGGAGAGCTACAGGAATACTCTGTGGCATTCAAACTAGGAGCGACAACGTAATGGGGCTTGCTGAAGAAATCCTTGCCGCTGATCAGTCGCAGTCTCTCAAGGTCAACGTGCCTGAGTGGAAGTGCGACGTGTGGGTTCGCACGATGCCGCTTGGCGAGTTGCAGGCGTGGGAACTCGCGTGCCTGCGAGCCAAGGGAGAGGGCATTGACGATTACCGCACGCGGTATTTGTGCAAGTGCCTAGTTGACGCGGACGGAAAGCCGCTCTTCACCAGCGAGCAACTCAAGGGACTGAGCGGCACCGTTGGGGCGCGGCTTTTCAAGATTGCTCAGCGGCACAACGACCTAGACGAGAAGGAGATTGAGGACATCGGAAAAAACTCCTAGCCCGGCCGCTGGATGCCTTTGTGTATCTGCTGGCCGGGACGTTGGGGCGAACTGTTGAGGAACTTGGCCGCACGATGAGCGTAGCTGAGTTCAAGGGTTGGCTGGCAATGCACAGGTACGTGGCACCTTTGGATCTCGGAGGCTGGCGGCAGACAGGGCGAATAGTGGCGGCGACTCTGGCCCCATACACAAAGGGCAGGCCACCAAACGAAGAAGATTTCATGCCGATCGAACGGCCGCCAATGACTGGCGCACAGATCGCAGCGGAACTCTCAAAGCTGAAGCGGTGACGTATGGCAACAACTCTGGCACTGGCGATGCGGGCAAGCATGTCCGCCGGCGGCGTTGTGTCAGGTGCCAACCAAGCCGCCAAGGCGATGGACCGGCTGGGCGATCAGGCCCGCAAAACTTCCAGCGACCTGTCGCTTATCAAGAACATCGCCATTGGGGCCGTGGTTGCCAAGGGCATTGGCATGGCCGCCGATGCGTTTATGTCGGCTGCTCGAGCGGCTGGCAGTTACGCAGCCAATGTTGCCCAAGGCGTGGACGCCATGAGCGACTTGGCACAACGCACGGGCATTGGCGTTGAGTCGCTGCAAGCGTTGCAGATGGCCGCCAAGCTCTCAGGCATTGATGACGTAACCGGAGCCGTTCAAAAGCTTGGCGTGGAAATCGGCCAAGCAGCAGAAAGCGGAAAAACCGAAGCGTTTACCAAGCTTGGGCTGGACTTTCAGCAACTGCAGGCAATGGCACCGGAAGATCAGTTTAAGGCCATCCAGGCCGCCATCTCGGCATTGCCAACACCAGCGGAGCGAGCAGCCGCCGCCGTTTCAATCTTTGGCAAGGCCGGCGTTGAGTTGCTGCCGTTGATGAATCAGAACCTTGCCGAAGTTGAAGAGCGTATGCGAAGGCTAGGGGCCATCGTGGGCGATGACCAGGTGGAAGCCATCGGCGGCATGAATCGCGCCCTAGACATGGTGAAGGCCACCTTTGACGGCATCATCGGCCAGGTGGTTGGCAACCTTGCCCCTGTCGTTGAGTCGCTGGCTAACGACTTGCTGGCGTTCGTGGAAGAGTTCAACAACGTCGGAGGCGAAGGCGGCGGCATTGCCGACACGATTTCCAACGCCTTGCTAGACGTGGCGGACTACTTCGCTGGCATCTTTGACAATGCCGTAGCCCAGTTTGATGGTTTTGGTGTGACTCTGCAGGAAGTTGGCTCTGTGTTTGAGTTTACCGGCAACGTGTTCACTGCCGTCGCAGAGATTTTGCGGGCAGGTTTCAATCTGTTTCAGATTGCTGGCAACGTGTTGGCCATGGGGCTAGGCAAGTTCCTTGAAGGCATCGGCTCGTGGGTTTCCAGTGACCTTGAGAAGTTTGGCAAAGACTTGTCGGCAAACGCCGAAAAACAAGCTCAGCAAAACGCTGCAGAGATGGAAGGTGCCGCGTCTAACGCCGGTGCAGCAGCTAGCCGCGCAGTGTTTGGCGGCAACTCTTCGCAGAGCGCGCCGGAAGGCCCGGCAGGGCGTGCTGTCAACCGTGCCCGAGAGCGAATGAACGACTCAGAGGCCCGTGCTGAGCGTGAGCGAGCAAGGGCACAGAAGCAACGAGACGATAAGGCTGCAAGGGAAGCCGCAGCTGCGGACGCTAAGGCGAAGAAAGACGCCGAAGACGCACGCAAGCGACAGGAAGATGCGTCTAAAAAGGCTGCAGCCATAGACGAGAAGATGGCCGGGAAGCGTGGCGACATTGGCGACATTCTTTCCGAGCGTGCCGCCGCCCTTGGCGGCAAGTCCAACGAAGCCTTGAAAGCCAACGACGTTCGCTCTAGCGAGGGCATGGCCCAGTTCCTAGCCCTGGCCACCGGCCGCGAAGATCCCGCCATTGCCGAATACCGAAAGCAAACCCAGAAGCTTGACGAGATCCGTGGCGAGCTTCGGGCCTTGCAGCAGGAAAAGGTGGACATCTTGGGGGCAGCCGCCTGATGGCCATCCTTTCCTACACCGAGCTCGCCACCGTCGCCGCTTCGCGGAAGTTTGGCGAAGCTCCCACCTTTCAGCGCAAGTTCGTCGTAGAGGTGGACGACCCGGCGACTCCTCAGACAGCAATCGCCAATGCTCCTGGCATTTCGTTTCTGGCTGCCCACCCAGAGGCGTCATACTGCAAGGCCATGAATGTTGGCGTCGCCAACTACAACGGCTCACGCTGGCACTATGAAGTGACGTGGGACTACGAACTGCCCAAGCAGCAGAACGTAGACCCTAACCCGCTGGCTCGAGCAGACATCTGGAAGTGGAGCACCGGGGGCCTGCAAGTGCCGGCGCTCTACTACTACGAGGAAGGCGACGTTCTTACGCCCCTCCAGAACTCTGCTCAGGATTTCTTTGAGGGCGTGCAGGCGGATATTTCGACGCTGCAAGCGTCCATCAGCGGCAACCGCCAGACGTTTGACTACGGGTTGGCCACGACAGTTACGAACGCCGTAAACTCGTCTTCGTACCTTGGGGCTGAGCCGTACACATGGAAGTGCTCGGGCATCGCAGCCACGCCTGCCGTCGAGGTGGTAAACGAAGTCGAGGTCCGCTACTGGCAAGTCGAGGTGACGCTGGAGTATCGCCCTGACGGGTGGCCGCTCCAGCTGCCCAACGTCGGGTGGAATTACCTGGACGGCGGCACCAAGAAACGGGCTTACGTCATCGACACCGACAGCGGCGACAAGGTGCCGTCTAGCAATCCGCAGCCGCTCACGACGGAAGGTGCCATCTCAAGCGGGGCACCAACTATTCTGGTTCGCCGCGTGCACAAGGCCGTGAACTTTCAGCAATATTTCGGAACGCCAACACAGCAGTAGGAGCAGCCATGCCTGATCTCACCTGGAATATCAACGCCCAGTTAGCCAAGGGCTCGCTCAATCAAGCTCTGGTGGCGTCTGGCGTCACTGCTGACTGCAGCGCCAGCGGCATCAACACGCTGACGCTCACCCCTGGGACAAACGCTGCCGGCACTGTGGCAATCACGACCGCCACGATGTCTAGCGTTGGCCTGTTCTTCGCTCGCAACCTGTCCACGGTGGCCACAGCGGCAGTTTCTTTCGGGCAGCTGTCCGCAGGGGCTCTCGTGCCTTGCGTGTCGCTAAAGGGCGGCGAGGCTGCCGTAGGCCGTCTGGCGGCTGGCAACTACGCAGCCCAGTCCAACCTAACCGGCACGCAGCTGGTGGTCAGTATCGTTGAGGGCTGAGCGTGGCTGAGCAGGGTGCAAGCAACGGAGCAGGGCAGGCGGCTGGCAAGTCGTTTGTGTCGTTCTCTCGCCCGGCGGCGCAGCGGATCGCTAAGGCGGTTCGCACCGTCGAGGCCGGCGACCGGAACCAACCGGGGCTGACGTTTGACCACCCAATGCCGGGCGGCGTGGCGGGCAAAGTCTTTCGCGTCTGCACGTTTACGGGTACGTGGAGCAAGAACTCTGCCAAGGTCGTGACATTTCGCGGGGTAACATCAACGCCCAATACTGCGGTCGCCCAAAACATCTTTGTGGCGATCACCGGAACTACCGCAACAGCGACAACCAAAAACTGCGCGATCGCAAAGGACGGCACGGCGTGGTACTTGATCGCTGCGGAGTGCTCGTGATGGTGCTACTGCCGGGGTGTGAGTGTTGCGATAGCGAGTGCAGTCAAGATGCTTGTGCCTGTCCAGACTTTTGCGCGTACACAGTTGAGGCATCTTTTGAAGGGTTGTCAGCAAGTTCCGGCCAATGCGATTGCAATTCGTCTTTTAAGCAAACCCTGAAAACTAGTGCTGCTTTTGCCTACGACAGCCTTATATCTGGGTGGGGCAGCCCAAGCAGTAAGGAGACTCGCCTTACTGCTACGGCTAATAGGTCATCCTCAAGCGCCCAGTCTGCGGGGTCAACTAGCGGAACTTACAATAGAGTGCCGACGTTTGGTGAACTTGAAACACTCGGGTGCTCAGCAAGTGACCAAGCCACGTTGCGGTGCTTAGATGGCGCTTACACACTAACCAGGGTAAGGGATGTACAAGTGAGCTACAAGGACACCCGCATAAACACCATCAGTTCTATTTGCATCTACGCTATACAAAAAGTTGAATCGTTTTCTGTTTCGGCGTCTTGTGAGCGTATGGGCGATCGGGCGTGCGTGCTTGAGCAATCGGCTGATTGCAGGAGGTATTTGACTGAGTCTGGCACTTTTCCAGCAATGACTACCGCATGGACCGAAATAAGTGTTATCGGGAAATCAAGCTATCCGACGCAGTTTGCTTATGTCGAAGGCATTGCGAACTCAATCGCAGCCGACATTGATGCAAGCCCTTTAACTGGAACTATTAGTTTGCAGGACTCGTGCAACCCACTCCCATGATCTCCTGCCGCCTCGGCCACCTTGATAAACGCTGCCGCGAGCGTGGCTACACGCTTGAGGAGGTGCGGGCTTGCATCGTCAGCCAGGACGGCGACACCATCACTGTGGATGAGACGCACCCCGCGTACCCGCGAGCGAGGCCCGGCCTAGGCGACATGGTGGCTGCCGGGCTGTCTGCGGTCGGCATTACCAAAGAGCGGGTCAGCAAACTGGCTGGCGGTGACTGCGGGTGTGCCAAGAGGCAGGCGGCGCTCAACGAACTGGGCCGCAAGATCGGCATCGGTTGACGCCCCCGCTACGGTGGTGCTTGAAAGGGCGAGCCGTGGCAGACGATCACGTTTTCACGCTGAACGGCGACGAGCGTTGGCTGCTGCGTTTTACCACGCTCAAGGGTGCTGCCTACGGGTACACGTTCAGCCAGAAGGCGAAGCACCCACGGATCATCCTTGACGCTCGCATGCGTGGCCGCAAGAAGCTCGAGGTGTTAGTGCATGAACTTCTGCACGCCTTGAATCCAACGCAGTCTGAGGAGCACGTCGAGCAGCAGGGCAAGGATATTGCCCGCGTGCTCTGGAGTCTTGGATACCGCGAGGTGAGCGATGGGCCGTAGCGCTGGCACATTCCGCAGGAAGAACGCATCAGACCCGTGGAACGTCACAAGCCTTGATGGCAGCGTCACGCGCATTGATTTCAACACCCGCCTATGGGTGCTGCTCTCTTCGGACTGGCACTGGGACTCAGTGAAGTGCGACCGCGAGAAGCTCACGGCGGATCTCACGAAAGCCCGTGAGCTCAACGCCGCAGTGCTTTCCATTGGCGACCACTTCGATGCGATGGGCGGCAAGTACGATCCCCGCTCCAATGGCAAGTGGGACGTAAGGCCAGAGTTCCAACGCGGCAACTACTACGACGACATTGTTACCCAGTGCGCCGAGTACCTAGAGCCGTACCGCGAGCAGATGGCGCTGATAACGCCGGGCAACCACGAGACGGCTGTGCGGAAACGCATGGAGACGTGCTTGACCACGCGGCTCGTCGAGCAACTGCGGGTGCGTGGTAGCAAGTGCAGGGCCGCTGGCTACTCGGGCTGGGTGATGTTTCGGGCCAAGGCCGGAAAGACGAGCACGGCCCTGTACCGGCTTTGGTATCACCACGGTTATGGTGGCGGGGGACCTATAACACGCGGAATTATCGATTACTCGCGGTACTTGGTGGACGTTGATGCGGACTGCATCCACGCAGGGCACGTTCATCAACGCACCATGGTTGAGGCCAGCCGGCAACGGCTCTCGCCTACGGGGCTTGTGCGGGTGCGGCCGATTCACCTTGTGCGAAGTGCGGCCTACAAGCAGGAGTGCCTCACCGATGGTTGGGCCGTGGAGAAGGGCATGA